CCTCCCGATCCACCAAGAGCGGTAGTTATTGGATCTGGGGAAGAGGCGTTAGCTCCCTGTCCTCCGAGAGAACCATTTGAATTTGATCCACCTGTTCCATAACCGGAACCTCCTGGTTTACCGAATCCGTCATTAGAACCGCCACCTCCTCCCACTATAGTAAAGATGGGCAGGGACCCATTCTGACTTGTTTGAATAATCGCAGACCCATTAGCTGCAGTACTTCCTGCATTTCCACCAATACTATAAAACGCGTTATATATCCCTTGCCCAGGGTTGATATACGTAAAATTTGGGGCACTTCCTCCTCCACCGCCTGCTATACCGTAGACTGTTCCATTAATAGATAAAATACTTGCTCCTCCTCCTCCGCCTCCGCCGACAGATACTCCATTACCTCCGGCAGCCCCGCCTCCTCTTGTTGATGATGCTCCTCCAACTGTATTTGATGTGTTGTTTCCAGCCGTTCCAGCAATAGCAGTAATATTTGTAGCGTCAGATACATCTGTTTGAAACACGACATAACCTCCACCACCCGGTGAACCTTCGCTGATACCACCTGTTCCACCTGTTCCACCTGTTCCACCTCCAGCACCCCACATCTCAACTTTTACGGATGTATATTCTGGACCTATACTTCCTACATTAAAACTATTAGAACCAGTAACGTTACAATATGTGATTGACCCAAGTGGAGCAATCGGAACATCTGACCCCAGAAAATTCGTATCTCCGGAAACATTGACGGATCCAATAGTTGTTGTGATGTCAAAGTTATGGGTATCGATAGCCGAAACAGCCGGAAATGTAGACCATTGATCCCCGCCAGCAACAGACGTGTATCCTATTTCAGTTGTAAGTGGATTGTATCCAAGTAAATTGGATGTCGCACTTACATTTCGTACCGGACTCACAAAAAAACCAACCGTGTTTGCGTTTAAAGAAAGCCCGGTCGCATTTAAAACAATCGAGTTTGCGGGTTGATTTAAATATCCTGCGATAGCACCTATTGCAATTGAATGTAGTCCTTGGCTTGTATTTCCTGCCTGATACCCAATAGCAACAGCATTTGCAGCTTGGTTATTGCTTCCGGCACCATATCCGATCGCAACAGCAGCAATACTTTGATCTCTTTGCCCTGATTCGAGTCCGATTGCGACTGAGTTTGATCCTTGATTATAAGCACCGGCTCCAAATCCAACTGATACAGCAAATATGTCTTGATTACAAGTACCGGCACCATATCCAACTGCAACTGCCCCTCTAGACTGGTTTATATTACCTGCGTTATACCCAACTGCTACTGTAAGCCGGTCTTGGCTAATTTGCCCAGCTTGATATCCGACTGCTACGGCATACACACCTTGATTGCTTCCGGCGGATCCACCAATACTTACTTGCGTATCACCCACCGCAAACGCACTTCCATTCCAAAATAGATAATCACCATATCGTGTACCTATTGGCAGAATAGCATTCGTACACGTATCAAAGCTGAACCCGTTGCCATTTGATGTTATCAATACAGTTCCATCTGTATTCGTTATACCAACATCTCCAAAAAATCCCGAGATGTTTCTTACAAGCGTACCCGATAGATCCAATGTAAATACAGAACCGGCAATATTAGATGTTACCGCGATAGTCGAAGAGGGACTTGTAATATTTATGTTGGCATTTACGGTAATATTTCCCGTAACATTGTTGGCAACAAGATTGCCAGATATCGTAACATTGGACCCAACAAACATATCTCCACCGACACCCACATTTGATCCAACAATTAACTGGTTGTTAATCGTTGCGTTGCCCGGATAAATATTCACGCTCATTTCTCAAGACGCCAGAATCTTTATGAAGGAAAACTACCGAATTTTAATACAATTCAATCCAATCACTTGTTGGAGCACCAAAATAGACATATTCGTGTAAAACCCGGTCACAAATTGTATATCGTATATAATATGTTGAAGTAGATGGATTATACACGACTAGATTTAATGGATTTCCAGAACTAGCATTCGTACTTACAATTTCAACATGCTGTCCATTGTATGCCGTTTCAGATGATGCTGTAGTCAAAAACAAATAGCTTGCAGAGACCCCATCCCCTGTAACCAGACCGATATAATCCGAACCCTGGTAGTTACTCCCGGTATAGTTTGAAGTTCCGCCATTGGTATCCACTGTAAAGCTCTTTGGATTATAAATTGATCCACCTATTGCTTTAATTTTTCCACCAATGTTCACATTGCACCCAATATTCGCGTTTCCATCAACAGCAATATTGCCCGCGATCGCAGCATTTCCACACAATGTCACAATGTTTCCAATCGCAACAGTCAAATTACCAACACCCAAGCTGAACCCAAAATTGTCTGTTCCGGTGACAATTAATCCACCACATACATTGACCGTAAGAGGAGTATTACCGCTCAAGTTTGTGATATAGTATCCGGACATATTCACATTGTTCACAGCCGGATAATCAGCCCATCTATCAGGTGGAAAACTGTTTCCAATAATATCTGAAATTGTCTGTCCATTCAAAAGAAGTCCGTAGGATGTATTAACATTACCGATATTCACATTACCATCCAACTGTGTATTAATTTGAACTTGGAATCCATCCACATTTGTATACGAATAAGCAGCTGTGAATATATGGTCAATCACATTCTGCGTGGGTTGTGACAGCAAACTCATCCTCTTGTTTTTAATAGCAACACAAGCATTTAACTGTTTTCCGCATGATAGCATATAGGATGTTTTCGAAGTCTGAAAGCCCGACGAGTGAACGATACACGCTTTTTCCAATCAAGTCCAATGAGATGTCGCTCTACCACCTTTACAAACAAGCCGTCGCCTCGTTTTGGACAGTCGAGGAAATTGATTTCAGTAAGGACGAAGCTGACTGGGAAAGCCTATCTCACAACGAACAATTCTTTATCAAGAACGTATTGGCATTTTTTGCTGGTTCCGACGGTATTGTACAGGAAAACCTCGCAGAACGTTTCCAACGTGAAGTCCAGTCTCCTGTCGCTCGTCTTTTCTATTCATTCCAAAATGCTGTGGAGGGCATCCATTCGGAAACGTATTCGCTCCTGATCGATAAGTACGTCAAAGATAAGGAAGAGCAGAACCGTCTGTTTCGAGCCATTGATACCATTCCGTGTATCCAAAAGAAAGCCAAGTGGGCTCTTCAATGGATTGATAGCACAACAAGCTATGCTACGCGATTGGTGGCGTTTGCGTGTGTCGAGGGTATCTTTTTCAGTGGAGCATTCTGTTCGATTTATTGGGTCAAGAAGCGCGGTCTTTTGCCGGGATTGACTTTTAGTAACGAACTGATTTCCCGTGATGAAGGGCTTCACACAGTTTTTGCAGTGACAATGTATCATACGCTGGGAGAGAAGCTTTCGGAAACCCACATTCACACGATCATTCGTGAGAGTGTTGATATTGAAAAAGCATTTATCTGTGAAGCCTTGCCTTGTAATTTGATCGGGATGAATGCTGCTCTGATGTCTCAGTATATCGAGTTTGTTGCGGATCGTCTTGCTGTACAGCTTGGGACATCCAAGATTTACCGGGCATCCAATCCTTTCGATTTCATGGAGATGATTTCGTTGGAGGGTAAGGGTAATTTCTTTGAGCGTAAGATTTCTGATTATAGTAAACCAGGTGTTGGAAAGAATGAAGAGGATATGCAGATTAAAACGGACTTGGAGGACTTTTAGGTAAACGAATACCAAATGGGCTCAACTCAATCTACTCCTGTCGTTTCTTCAAATCCGCTTAACAAACCACCCGCCGAAGTGAGTGAGGATGCCGTGTGTGCAGTAAATTGTTGTGGGTGTCTAGGTATGTTGGGACTGCTTTTGGGTGCGTCTTTGTCGTAAAACGAATTGATTAAACCACAAAGTTTAATACAACCAAGGATGAATACACCATTACTAATAAAAATCGACAATGAGAATCTTCGTGTGAGAGGACCTATCATTATTCAAAAAGAGTCGAGACCCAATTTGTATATGCAGCTCTTGTCGTATCGCAGAAGTCTTCATCCGCTTTACAAGTTCAGGACAAGTCCATCCAACTGGATTGTCGCAACTGTTCGTATTTGGAGATTTATCAAGAAAATCAGGCGTTAAAAACTGAAATAACCGAGCCAAGTCCAATACAAAGATGGATTTTTTACTCGGTATCGTATCCCTCCTCGCATTTGTCGTGCTCGTCCTGACTGTTTTGGTCGCATGGCTGTATACTCAGCAGTCTCGCTTGATGCAGGCTGTCAGTGCTCTCACACATGTAATTACAGCACCTCCGCCTTCCTTTTTTGAAGCGGCTCGCGATTATCCTGTAAAGGACGAGCCTGCTTCGCCAGCTCCGCCAGCTCCGCCACCGACCCCGTCGCCAGAGCCTCCTGCTGAGACAGACGATCGTGTCAGTGTCCACGACGAAGAGGAGCTGCTTCCTCCTGCCGAGGACGATCTTGATTTGGGTGACAAGAAGGTTACTGAGCTTCGTGAGCTTTTAACCTCGAAGGGTATTCCGTACAACAAGAGTGATAAGAAGGGTGTTCTGCTCAATCTGTTAAAGGTAGCTTCTTAGAAAGATGTAATGAAGCTCGTGTCTTTTGATGTGGGCTTGCGTAATTTAGCCGTGTGTGTTTTGGATGGTACAACGCGTTCGGATGTCCAAATTCGACATTGGGATGTGATTGATGTTTTGGGTGAAAAGAATGGGGTTGAACGACCACGATGTTTTCAGTGCGCAAAACCAGCCATGTGGCAACAAACAGCAAAGTATGCGTGTACAAAACACTGCCCAAAAGTGAAGACGCTTACAAAAACAGCATTAACAAAAAAAACGAATCCGGAGTTGGTCGAGCTATATAAAAGCTTATACACAACCGAAGTACCTAAACTCAAGAAAGATTTGGTAAATGCCGTTGCGAGCAAATATAACGAAATTGGATGGACCAAGTTTTCAGGAGGAGCTAACATTCGGCATGCTCCTGTTCTGGACCTTGCTCGTGATATTGCAGCTTGTCTTGATACTCGAGCTGCGTGGTGGAAGAACACTGACCTAATTGTTGTTGAAAATCAGAAAGATCGGCGTATGTTTGCAGTTCAAGCAATGATTCACATGTACTTTGCTGCAAAAGGCTTCAAAGTAAAGGGTGTTTCAGCTATCCACAAACTGAACAACATTTTGACACTGGATAGTACAGCTACCTACAAAGCACGTAAGAAGACTGGGATCTTACACTGTCAACAACTGATGCCTTCTAATCAAACTGCGTTTTTTGCTTCGCACAAGAAGAAGGATGATTTAGCAGACTCATTCTTACAGGGATTGTGGTTTTTAGAACATTAGATGACCGCGTTACATATTTTAGAACAGCCTCGTACAGTCAACATAAATGGACGGAGCAGTTCCTGGAGCCGACATGCTTATGAATATGAATTTACCCGAGATGGAGAGTGTTTCGCTTGATTTTGGGGATGTAGCTGCTGAGGCTTCTACGCCAGCATCCCCCGCCCCACCTCCCAAGCTTGTTCCGTCTGCTGCTGAGATTGGTCCTACTAAATCATGGGATGGAATTGAGAACCTGAATGCTGATGCCTATCTAAAGCCTGTACGTGAAGCACCACGCGTATCCGAGGATGCCCTGATGAAAGAAAAGTATGAGATTCTGCGAAAGTTTGATCGTCTTCAGAAGCTGGGTGTCCCAATCCGCAAGCGGTTCACGATGGATTCTCCGCTGGATGAGATGAAGATGGAGCTGGAATTCATTCGCAAGGAGAAGGCGATGGATGCTACAATCAAGCAGTTTTCGGAGTGGTTTATTACGGGTATGTCGGCGATGGAGTGGGGTAGCAAGAACATTAATGCCTTAAAAATGTTTGGGTTACAGCTGGATGGTTTGTCGCAGAGTGCCCAGATGAATGTGGGTGATCTCGAAGAGGATTTCGAAGAGCTTTATGATTTGTATGGCGACAAGATGCGTATGCATCCTCTCGTCAGAATTCCGATGCGAACGTGTATTATGGTGTATATGGTTCACCTAACCAACCAGATGGCTATGAAGGCACCTGTACCCAATATCCAGGAGATTTTGCGTCAGAACCCCGAGATTGGTCGTCAGCTAGCAGCAGAGGCTATGAAGGGTCAGACTGCTCAGTTTAAGGCACAGGCGAATGTTCCTGTTCCCACGTATACGCCAGGACCAACTCCTCAGGCACAGATGCAGCAGTCGAATCCTCTCTCGGGTTTAATGAGCTTTTTGGGTGGAACCCAGCAGTCTTCTCCTCCTCCGCAGACAGTTCCGGCTCCACAGACACAGACACGTAAAGTGACAATGCCCTCAAAGCCTGTACAGATGCCTCAGTTTCTGCGTCCAGCAGCTCCGCCACCTAAGAAAGAGTTGCCACCACCAAGTGGAGCAGGTATTGCGGATATTTTGAAGGGGCTACAAGCGGAACAGAAGGCAGCTCCTCCGTTAAAATCGGCTCTTAAAAAGACACCAACATCTTCGGCAGGCAAGTCACCTAAAAATTCCGTAGTGATTAAGTTATAAATGCGGTTAAGCAAGACTCTCAAAAAGAAGCTCGCTAAGCGAAGAAGTCTTACAAGGAAGCGAAGATACCTTCGTGGGGGTGGAAATTGTGCCTCAACCGGAATATGCGGTACTAACCCGCCGCCGGATGTGCAGCTGATGACCGCTGAAGAAACACAACAAGCTTCCAAGGACTACGAGAATATCCTGAAGGAAATTCTTGAACTGGTCGTAAGCGCTAAAAACGCGAATGATGTTGCAAACGACGCAATAGTTTCAAATAACCGTGACCTTTCCAAAGAAAATGCAAAAGCTGCGATTGTATTTGCTCAACAAGCTATTGATGATGCAGCCCGAGTTTATGAAATGATTACAGAGCTATTACCGAGCGTTCCACCATTACAATATCATAATGGGCGTGCAGAAGGACGCTCGCGGATGTACTATAGAATATTCTCATTACAAGAGAAAGCAACGCAATTGAAAAACAAAGCTGAGGTCGAGAAGTTACGGGCTGAAGACGCAAAAGCTGGAAGCGGAATGCTGCTGCCAAAGGCGGATGGTGGAAGAAGAAGAAGGCGCTATCGGGGTAGCGGAAATTCTATGTCAACTGGAGTCAGCAAAGAGGAAGCAATGCGTCTTTTGAATGATGCCAAAAAAGCTGCCGATGAAGCAGTTGCTCACAAAGAAGAAGCTAAAAAGAACCAGTCCAACAATGACTTTGTACGAGAACATGCCGATGCTGCAAACGAATCTTCTAACAGAGCCGTAGCTGCAGCGAATTCAATTAAAACCCTTGGGTTAAACGGTATGTCAGGATTATTAAAGGACGCAGAAGCACATGCGGAGAGGGCGGTTCTGGCGGCGGCAGATGCGTACGCACTCCTTGGCGACGAAGATCTGTTGCACGCGGCAAAGATGAACCCTATGAAACCGATGGATCCGACGGGTCCGGATGGTGGAAGAAGAAGAAGGCGGCGGCGTTAAAAATTCGGTGTGAGTAAGTTATAAATGGCAGACGAACACTACGAACCGTTACCTACGGGAAAAGATAAAGAAGATGTTGAGGCGATTCGTAGTGCCGGTGAGACAGCATATAAGGCTGCGATAAAGGCTGGGAAGACAAAAGAAGAGGCGTTTGAAGCAGAAAGCAAAGCCAAGAAAGCAAAACTAGCAGAACTTAATAAAGGTGGTCGCAGAAGACGTCGTCGTAGCGGGAAGACGGCTGGAAGACATCGCCGTGGTCACCGTGGCGGCAAGAAGACCGCTAAACGAAGATATTAAGTAACTCCGATCGTAATTGGAGGCTCTTTCAAATCATACGCTGGATTCTGAACGGAAGAAGGTACACCCGCCATCACACGAAGTTGACCGAATGGTCCATTGTCTGAGGGAGGAGCCTTAACACGTGGTCGTATACTCGCAGGCAAAATTGATAGAGGTGAACCTTCATGTAAAAGACCATCCACAAGTACAACAAACACAGCAGTTAGTACGATCGAAATAAAGATATCCCGTGTTCCGACAAACACTACACAGAAAATCAGAACTTGACGCAAGATTGAGTTGGAAAGAAGCTCTTTTTGCGTTTCAGATAACTCAATCACGATAAACTTACTTCCGATATTCACGAATATCATCAGTAAGCCTAGCAAAAGCTTGTTTTCGTTGATGCTCTCAAACATATTATACAATATGTGGGATTCTTTTAGAAGGGGGCAGCATTCATCAAGCTGAACTTCTCACTACCCTTGGCGTCCGTGCTGGTCGCAACATCGTTGGCACCGGGTGCGGGCTCCTCTTCCACATTTGTGGAATCCTTCTCTCCGCTAAAAGCGTTGTCGAACTTCTTCTTATCGGTAGGCTTGGGAGCAGCTGGCTTAGCAGGCTTAGGTGCTGGCTTGGTAGCAGGCTTAGCAGCAACCTTGGAAGAAGCGGGCTTCTTGGCTTCCTTCTTATCGGCAGATGCCTTTGTCTCCAGATGCTCGCGAGAAGGCATCGACATTACAAGTGCGAGAGCAAGAACCACCGCTACCAACAAAGACTGCTTCGCGCCAACATAGATTACAGCAGCAAGCGCCGCAACCTGGGCTACGGGGGATGCCAGTAAATTTGTTACCACATATGGGGCAGGACGCGTAAAGAACACGACGTAAAGTGCGAGTGCACCAGCAACAGCGTATTCCATATTCTTTCTATTCATCTCTTTATTGTTGAACGAGTGATTTTTTTGGTGTGTGATTTGACAATGGCACAGTATGCAACGCTGGATGAGGCGTTTGGGGGGACGTGGGGGCAAAAGAAAAAGCCCGTGTCGCCAGTGCTAAAAGAACAGGATGTTCACTCCTCTCAGAAAGTGTACAACTCACCGACGCGTCGGACTGAGGCTGCTTTAAACACACACGAATCACTTGTTGCAAATACTCTCAAATCACTACCTATTGGCGATCCGAGTTCGAACTTTTCTCCCGCTCGTTTTTCAGGACAAGCACGGAATCAGATCGAGCCGTTTACAGTAACTGATTACAAACCGCCCGAGATACCCGGTACAGGTGATTTCGCGTATGCTTCTACTCCTCCAAAAATGGGACAAAGTCTTCATTTTGAAGAGAAGCTTGACAAGCTTATGCGCATGATCGAGGGACGGGGATCCGACACTCCATCAACACATGATTTGCTTCTCTACATCTTTACAGGCGTGTTTACATTGTTCATTTTAGATTCGTTTGTACATCTTGGGAAGATCTCACGCAGATAGAGGCGCCGCATTACGCAGCTTCTCCGTCGAACGCTTCGTCTCCGCCGGCCAGTTACGAAGAGTCGCACGAATGACACGCCATATAGCCGTCTGGACTTCTTCATTCCGAATGCTGCAAGTACTCAGAAGAATTGCCGGGAAGTTGGGGCACGTTAGCTGTACATACTGGAAAGCATCCTCGTCCACAGGTACCAGTGTAAAAACAGACTCTACAAAATCAAGAACCTCGCTTTCCGTCGCAACAGCGCGATTACGAATCGAGCCGGTACGATCCTCATATTCAATGCAAAAAAGACGGGGGGTCTCTGTCTTTTTTACACGCATGATATCGTCACGACTGCCTCCATCCGAAAGATTACGGACAAAGTTTAGCTGAAGCGATGCGTATGCCATTTATATCTCTGTTGGTGGATCTCTCTAAACCTGATGAACAACAACGGACTCAAGCACGTACTGTTTTTTCGGAACAAAGATGAGTGGAATAACCGGCTCCTTCTTTTCAGAGATGGAAGACTTGACTGCCTTGTAAAGGTGGGAGTAGGCATTCAAACAGGTTTGGAGATACGCAATGGTGTACTTGTTGGGAGGAATTCCCGAATTCGCCTTGTTCTGTTCATACCGAATCGATCGTGTTAGGTCATTCATCTTTACTTCAATCTCGAACTTCTCTTGATACAATCGTACCAACGAACTTCCCATCACAGTCTACCTTTTTTTTAATTGTGTAACCGATCCGTTTTGATTACATCAGTCGGCTGAGAACCCAGACAGTAGCTCCGGCGGCTGTCTGTGCTGCGACATACATACCCAACGAATTTGTTGGGAGTTTTCCGGAAAGCCATGCCCATACCGAGACGGCAGGGTTGAAATGACCACCCGAAACACCACCACCCAGAAGAATGGCAACGGTTAAAGCGGCACCAATCGCATACGGATTTCCAACAAACGCAATCACCGAAATCAGAAGGAGTGTTCCAAGATACTCAACTGTGTAAGGGTACATTTTTACTATTATTAGATATTATTGTCTGAACTCCTGTATGAAAAGAGATGGCTGATATGAAGAACCACTACACTGGATACTACACGATCTCGCAGCTATTTCGGTTGTGGAATACTGTAGGGTTTGGACATCCCCAGATAGTTCTAGAACCGTAGACATTATCGAAGAAGCTGGAATGTAGGTCGCACCATATCGAGCAACTGCCATCAAATCTTCGTGCGGAATCCCACCGATCGGAAGTTGACCTTTTCCTTCTAGCTGCTTATAGTTCTGAATAATTGCACGCTGTTTTCGGAATGTTGTTACATCAGATGAATCGCGGAGCTGTTGTGCGTTTGACATCTTTGTCTTAGTTAAAGAGAAAGATGAAAAACGAAGGTCTTTTTTTAGTGGCATTCATTGTGCTGGCAATTATTTTACTTTATTTGGTCAGTCAACGAGAACATCTTGAAAACCCTCCGGTGGATTCCGCGTCACGAATATCCACACTTGAAACAGATTTTAGTGCGATTGATAACCGGGTGTCTAATCTTGAAGATGCCGCAAAGAAACAGGCAAAAGATATCGAGGGAGCAAAAATGAGTGTGAGTGACGCAACTGCTTCCTTGGCAATGATTACTTAGAAAGGCGTCCAATCCACCAACTGGTGTCGAAATAAGGAGGGTTTGGTGGCAGATCGTTTGGATCCCGAATTGCTTTTGTCAGAGCAAGTGCTCGTATTTCACCAGGAGACAAGGCATAATTGTAGTAGATAAAGCTACCAATCTTACCCTTCCATCCACCGTTGGGTCCTACTAGGACAGGACCGGGGTTTTGTAGTGGGAGAGAATCTAGCGATTTATGCGTATGTAAAAGACCGTTTACATACACATCAAGAGCCGTTTGATTTACACATACTGCTAGATGAAACAGTTTCTCTGCCGGCATGTTTCGAATTCTTATCGTTTCAGAACCTTTGTATGTCTGTTGGTTTATAAACAACGTGTTACTGTGTACATTGAAACTCACAGTTGGACAACCGGGTCCGTTCTTATAGATCACAGGTGTCTCTGATGTTCCATAGCCATAATCCTTTATGAGAATCCACGAAGCAAATGAAAACTCAATACCATCTTCTTCGTTCATTGAGGGCGGCAGAGGCGTGTTAACAGTGATTGAATCCTGACCAGAATGAAGAGGACCGATCAAAAGTACACTTGTCTTCTGAGGTGTTATTGGGTTTCCTCCACCCCCTGAAAAAGCACCGCCAATTACCAATTCATAAATAACAATTACTACAACCCCTATAATCACCAAGGTCATAAAAGAAAGCAGCAGCGTGCGAGTCTCCATTGTTAGAAGACATAGTTCTTAATTTCTTTTCCAGAATCGTCTAATACTCCGAACTTTACTGTGTACCCGAACAAAGACTTTGAAGGTAAGGCATTGTACGATGTGCCGTTTGTTCCTGCTGCTGCGAACTTTTGAGCATCTGCGGGCACCAACGAACGAGAATAGTGATACAGATCAATCACACTTCCCGAGAATCCTCCCCCAGGCATAATCTCCATATTTCCTCTTGCCGAGCGGGGTACACCCGGAAGCAGACAAGAACGTACAAGGAGACCATCTAGGTAAATGTCTACATTTCTTCCGCTTACCGAAAGAGATACCGCAAACCATCGTTGGAGTGGTACGTTTGCGACACTGCATGTAAAGGAGCCGCTCGAAGCAGAACCATCCGAATTTGTAGGAGCAGGTTCAGAACCAGAAGCGGTATCTTGACCTGGAAACACACTTATTTTCACTGATAATGTGTTTTCCGTGGGATCCAAAAACACGTCAGGGTTGAAAATACCTTCGGCACCACGACGAATTACAGGCTTTTTCTCACCAAACTTGTAGTCCCAATCTTTGATAAACATCCACCATTGAACGCCATAATCTCCGCCCATACTACCACCTGCCGGAGGTGCTTTTGCTTCGGGGACACTTACGATACTTGAAGCACTGAGTGGACTACTAGCAAGATTTCCAGACTTGGTGTTGTCACCTGTCACGCCCCAATAGATGAAATAGATTCCGAATCCAAGTAACAGTACGATTGTCGAATACATTACAAACTTTCCTGCTCTCTCACCAGCAGGCGGAGCTACTCCATCAGGTCCAGCAGGCTGTGCCCGACCTAAAAACCAATACCCTAACGCCAAAACAACCGCACCTAAAACAGATACAGTAATAATTGTGTTGGTAGTCCAAAATGTTGAGGGAGCTGGGGGTGAAAAAGGTGTAGGATCAGGAACAGGATCGGGTGTAGGATTCGGTGCGGGAGGACGAGGTGGACCAGGTGGACCCGGACGAGGTGGACGAGGCGGTGGACGAGGAGGACGCGGATGTTCGGAACCATCTGCGGATGTAGGAGTATCATACGAAAACATAGAAGACATTCCACTCTCTAGTTGGTCAAGGTATCCTGGAGATGCTGCTCCATCTGCTGGATCAGGGATGGTACCATCTGAAGGTGGAGATTGTGCACCTCTACCTAAATCAGGAGAAGGCGTAGATGAAGAAGTCGGTGCCGGACCTGATGGGTCGATCATACAATCCTGTAACGCGTCACGCGCATCGAAACACCCCTTCGATAGGGAAGCATTGCCAGAGCACGCCCTCGCCTGAGTCTCATATAGCGGATCACATTGATCCGGTAGGGACGGTGGTGGAGGAGGATTGCTCATTATCTCTGAACAAGGTAAAAACGGATGGAGTATCTTCCCATCCAGTAGTAGATTAGACAATGCAAACTATCTTTTGCAATAATTGTGGTAACCGAGGACACGCATTCCGAGAATGTAAAAAAGCTGTTTTATCATGTGGGATCATTCTGTTGAGAAACAAGCTGCATCCAAACAAACCGGTAAAATTACCAATTGAAGCCCAGAACATTGAGATGTTGATGATCCGAAGAAAGGACAGTATGTCCTACACGGAATTCATGAGAGGAAAGTACGAGCCAAACGACACAGTGTATGTTGAGCGATTATTGCACAATATGACGCAACATGAACTTGAACAACTCGCATCGCAAACCTTTGAAACCTTGTGGGCTCGTATGTGGAATTTCTCCGAGAGACACGATCAAGAACTGGAAACCTCAAAAACAAAGTACCAGGCTGTTTACCCAACTCTTCTTAAAACAGTGTCAAGCTATGTTGAACCAGAATGGGGATTCCCCAAAGGTAGAAGATTCCGATGCGAATCAGACATTATGTGTGCTGAACGCGAGTTTAACGAAGAAACGAACATTCCCCGTAGTGCGTATATTGTTCTGAAGGATGTGTCTTTCAAAGAGACCTTTTATGGGACAAACGGAATACCATATGAACACAAGTATTTTGTTGCTCTTATGGTTCGTCCTAATCAGTTTCATATTCATCAAAAGTTTACATCGATGCAAAAGAGAGAAATCTCTGCGATCGGATGGAAATCAATAAAGGAGTGTTCTATCCTAACACGCCCACACTATACGGGAAGATCTGAATTATTGAGTGATCTAACAAAGTTTATCACAACAATCGAAGCGTGGATTCCATCACTAGACAATATACCAGAGCAAGATAATGGCAATCTTTGCAATCACGTCGGGTCGTGATGCGGGTCTTCTATTGGCAGCCATGTGTGCTGTATACCTATTTTTTCTACTGTTTGGCGTAGGGCTCTCCTCGCTTGTAACATTCACTTCATGTAGTAAAACCGACACAACAGTACATTTTCGCCAATCTGCGTTTTGGGCTCTGTACCCTACAATCGCCTATGTTGTGGTACGTTCTCTCGAAATATTGCGAGTACAATTTGATAAGTTTTACAGAGGTATCGACACCAGTGAAGGTGGGATCCAACGAGCAGGGTGGATATCTGTGGGCTATGTTATGATGATATCGTCTTTGGCAGGTCTGTATGCGATGATGGATTATTCGATTGAAGGAGTGTGTATACCCACCGTTGATGAAGCAACAGCATTCCGTCAGGATATGTTGGCAGCACAAGCAAAGAAAGCAGCGGCACAAGAAGCTACTCCCGCTGTACAGCTAAGTACACCACCAAGTACGACACCATAGCCAATCCAATCACCCATATCCATAAAGGAAAAACAGTTGCTACTTTTGCTCCTGTACCAAAAGGGCGTACTTTACCATGTTCATCAAAAATCAGAGAGGGCTGAATGTATAAGAGTCCACTCACCAAAAATAAGTAGATAGTGACCATCCATAATTTCGGATTCGTCTTCATGGACTCGATCATCTTGTTATAGCTTCAATAAGAAAATTACAGGTATTCTATAATGAGTGCCGCTGCGGGTTCCCCCGCACACGTCCTTCCAAACCGAAAGGCGTTTGCTGATTATATCACTCGTATTTTCTTAAAATTTAGAAAGCAAGGTTTCGATGCGGACGATGAAGATGCTGATATGTGTGCAAAACAAGGTCAGACAACCACACAAGAACTCTTACCCTATCAAAAACTTGTTCGAGACTACCTATTGATTGAAACACCTTATCGTGGTCTTCTTGTGTATCATGGATTGGGATCCGGAAAAACATGTTCTGCCATCGGTGTTGCAGAGTCACTTCTTTCTACAAAAAAGGTGTATGTTATGTTACCCGCATCTCTCCAAGACAATTTTAGGCAGCAGTTGCGAAAGTGTGGAGATGCCATCTATATTGATAATAATCACTGGGAAGTTCGAACAATTCGAAATGAAGCGGATAAAGCTCCCGCACTTGCCCTCGGAATAACAGATGAATTTTTACGTTCACAGGCTCGGTATTTTGTGACAGTGAATGGTCGTGATCCAAACTTTCAACAACTTCCTCTTGACATTCGCAAGGGTATTGAAGCCCAAATATCCAATCTGATTGATTCCAGATACACCTTCATAAACTACAACGGTTTGAACTCTGAAAGTGTTAAACTGATTGTGCCAGAAGAAGATCCTACCACCTCCACAAAATTTGATAATTCTGTCGTGATTATCGATGAAGCACATAACTTGATTTCAAGAGTGATTAATAAGTCAGATATTGCTAGACGTGTTTACGATGCCATCTATCATGCGAAAGACTGTAAAGTTGTGGCTCTTTCGGGTACACCCGTTATCAATCGACCCAATGAGATCGCATTTTTGATGAACTTATTGAGAGGACCACTTGAACGTATATCGATTCAAGTAAAAGATATTGCCAAGTGGGATGAATTAGCAATGACTAAATTTTTCAAGGCTCTTCCTGATGTAGATACGGTTGAATACAACAGTATGAAACGCATAATTTTCATTACCCGGAACCCCTCACATTTCAAGAGTGTATACAATGAAAAGGGAGAAAGAATTGCTGTACAGTATGATCCAGATCTTGATCGATTAACAAACAGAGCATGGGTTGAAAGTGTGCGTCCTCAATTCAAGACTGCTTTGATGGGTGAGTTTGTAGCAGGAGACAAAATCTCCCGGGAAATTTTACAGTGTTTGCCTACCGGATTTGAAGAGTTTGTGAATATGTTTATTGATGGATTAGGCGTGAAAAATCCGTTGTTATTCCAAAAAAGAATACAAGGGCTTGTTTCATACTATAAAGGATCTGATGAACGTATGTTGCCAAGACGTGTAGACGACGAACATATGCTTGAACTCATTCCAATGTCTAACGAACAGTTTAACAGGTATCTTGAAGTGCGTTGGAAAGAGATTCAGATGGAATCGAGAGCACGAATGCGCGGACCCTCCGCATTAAATGAAGATTTTACAAGTGCTCGTGTCTTATCTCGTCTTGCGTGTAACTATGCTGTTCCGGCAGAAATGAGAGATCTCGTAAAAGAACAAACAGCCGAAAATGAAAAAATCGATAAAACAAAAATCCTGTCAATTCTTTTAGAGAATCCAGATCGTTATTTACGCGATGCGGGATTAGCCACATTCTCCCCTAAAATGCGACGTATTCTAAGTGTCATTCGGGAAAGTGTCGGTGCTTCCCCTGCGTTTCGTAACCAGTTTGTGTATTCGCAGTATAGGGAACTAGAAGGTCTTGGCATATTTGGAGCGATTTTGGAGTCAAATGGCTTTCAAAGATACAAACTCGTTTTGAAAGATGGAGTGTATTTTGAAGATCCGACTCTTGATCCTCTAAAACCAGCATATGCTTTTTACTCGGGCGAGGAATCGCGCGATGAACGTGAAGTGATGCGTTATGTATTCAACGAAGATTGGAAAGGATTGACCACAGAATTTCCACGACACGCAGAACAGATTATTGCGAGTACTCTAAAACGTGAAGGGCGTAAAATATTGTGTATTTTGATGGCGACATCTTCGGGTGCCGAAGGTATTAACTTGATGAATGTACGTCATATCCATATTATGGAACCCTACTGGAATCCAGCACGTCATGACCAGGTTGTTGGAAGAGGTATTCGTTTATGCTCACACGCTACACATCAAAAAATTGATGCGGCAGGACTTATAACAAAAGAGCCTGTTCCGCAAGAAGAGAGAACTATTCGTATTTCGTTTTATGTAGCAACATTCACCAAAGACCAGGAAACTACTACAACAGGATTCAACATCGTGCCGATTCGAAGAGCAGATACTCTTCCCAAGCGGTATGATACAGTTGATATTCCAGGAGCAAGAGCCCCCGAATCATTTATGAGTTCAGATGAGTTTTTGTATGAAATCTCATACGAAAAGAGCCGTATTACATCCGGGATTTCAAAATTGCTTAAACAAGCCGCAGTTGATTGTGAGATTCATCGCAAACTTCATTCGAAAGAGAAGCCTGTACTTCAATGTATGCGTTTTGATTCAACAACCAAAGGTGAAGATCTAGCATTCCGATCCAACATCAAAAATGATGATTTGGATATAACGTTCCTGAAAAACCAAACTAAACGAAAACGCAGACTTCAACGTGTAAAAGTGAAAGACTTTGTGTTTCTGATTGATGCGGATACTCGCGAAGTATTTGATAATAGTGCGTTTGAAGATGTGAACCGTCTATTAAAACTAGGGGATCTACAAAAAGATCGGATATCGTTCTTTACTATCTGATCATATCAAACACGGTAATTATCGCAAATACGAAAAAGCATCCGATATTAAAGCTGGTAAACGCAAGCACTTCTTCATTTCTATTTTGGAATTTCCAGCCCCACAAATCAAAAATTGATGTTAACACATAGGGTGTCATAACACGAAATTCGTCTTCCAAATATCGCATAACGCATTCTTGTAGTACAAATTCTGACAAAATAGTCCATATCATGATGTGAAGTGCGACCACTCGAATCACGATATTTTTTGACAGAAATACCAAAATAACAGCTACAAAAATACACGTGTGACTCGTAATAACTAGAGTCCCCAATTGTTTGTCCCCTAAAAAGGGGAAGAGGTTTCTTAATAAATTCGCCGCCCACATTGTAGTTTGAAAATACTGTATTAGGCAGGAGAATACGTAGCTACAACCTCGAGGAATCCATCGCAGATACGAGACCAAGGACGACTCTTCGCAAGCTCGATACACTTGTCTCCATTCTTCTTTGAAAGAACACGTTCCATTGCGTCAGTCACCTCTTCGACACTCGCAGTCTTTTGTGTGAGACCGATGCCCGCATTCAAAGCGAGGTACGAGTAGCTCGACGGCTCTATAATCTCCGCAACCTCATCTGTGAGAAATGCCCGGTAATCGCCTGAATTAATCACGACTTGAGGAGCACCGGTCGCAAGATGCTCGAGCTGGCACAACCCAAATCCCTCGCCGTTTGCAGTGTTAATACCGTAATCACACGCATTGTAAAAGGTGTTTACTGCGCGGTCATCAAACATCTTGGGTGGTGCTGTATCAAGCGTAACAATACGCTGACCATACTTGAGAACATCCAACTTGCGAAGATTGAGCTCGTTCATAAAGATCTGGATGGGGTTGTAGTGTGCGCCGCTCTGAGGATTCATCGATGTCACAAACAGCATAT